GATATTACTGGCTGGGGTACTGTGATTCGAACACAGGAATGTCGGAGTCAGAGTCAAAATATAAGATTTTCTATTTTCTTCTATTTTTGTCTACAATATGCTTATTTTTAACATTTTCCCTGCTTTTATCTTTCTGTTATTTTCTATAATATAATATACTTTTCTAAAATATTGGACAAGTTTTGGACAAGTCAATTTTCCTTAAAAAATATTTCTATTAATTCTTTACCTTCTTTAAGATTGTAACCTAAATCACAACATTTTTCAAGCATAATTTTAATCATTTGCTCTTTCTTATTATATTTTTTACTTAATTTTTTTACTTCATTTTCTATTACATTCATTACTCCATATCTCCTTCTTTATTTTTTAGAGCTCTGATGTATAAATATAATGAATTAGGTTGCATTTGGGCAACTTTTTATGAAATGCTGTTTTTCTTTTACAAAAATAAAAACGACACTATTAAAGTGTCATTTTACTATTTTGTATAATTCTTCTATGTCTACTTTTAATGCTTTAGCTATCATTATCATTGTTGACAATTTTGGGGCTCTTTCTTGCCTTTCTATTTTACTTAAATGTCCTTTGCTAATGCCAGATAGTTCTGCTAAAGTTTCTAATGTCATATTCTGTTTTAATCTTATTTCTCTAACCAGAATTTCTATTTTCATAAAACCACCAATTTTAATATGTCCAATTTATCTTCTTTTATGAAACTATATTTTTCTTATTAAATCTTTAAAACTGTATGCATCTTTATGACATGCTATTGTAAACGCACTAAACAAGCAATTATTATGAGCATATTCATCCCATTCTTCCCTTGTAATTTTCTTATTTTTTCTTACACATTTTTTTAATTCTTTTAAGCTTTTTTTATAATAATTGATCATAAAAACACCTCAATGTTAGCATCTACATTTTTAATATTTTTATGCAAAAGTAAAAGAAGCCTTTTAGACTTCTTTTGCTTTCTTTATTACTTTGCTAAATCTTTTCGTTCTTGACATTACTTTCATACTTTCTGCTGATAGTATTAAAAAGTATTTTAATAACTTTCTGTATTCTTTTTCACTTTTTATATTTAATACTTTAATCATTTGTAGAGATTGTGTATATGCTTCTTTCATATTCATCCCCCTTTACTATTATAACATATTATGTTAAATTGTTGTGTCGAAAGTAGTCGAAAATCTATTTTTATGTTTATCACTTCAAAACATTTATTATCTTATTTTTTACTAGAAACTAGCCAAAAAGTGACGTTTCAAAATCGTTTTTAAGCCCTTTTTATTTTTTAGTCAAGTACTTATATGCCTTGATTTTAAGCCATTTTTCATATTTTTAAATTTTTTCTAAAAAAGCATTGACAATACGTAACGTATAGTATATAATTAATTTAGATTTTAAGAAAGGAGGATTATTTATATTATGAGTATGACACCTAAGGAATTGGTAAGGCTTTTGAAAAGAAATCGGTTGGTATGAAGTTAAGCAAGAAGGTTCACACTTAAGGTTAAGAAAAGAACGGTTACATAGATGTAATTATTCCAATGCATAATAGAGATTTACCAAAAGGCTTATTAAAAAAACTATTGAAACAGGCGGGACTTGAATAAGTCCTACCTGAATGTGCATACTATAATATAAAGAGGTGTAATTATGAAAAAACAAATATTATTAACTTACCCTGCTATTTTTACTTTGGAAGATAATGAATACTGGGTTGAATTTGTTGACTTAAAAGGTTGTTTTAGTGACGGAAAAACTTTAGCAGAAGCCATGGAAAATGCCAAGGAAGCTATGGGATTATTCTTAGAAGATTTGAATGAATACCCAGAATGTACTACAAATATTAAATCATTAAAATTAGAGGAAAATCAAATTGTATCTTTCGTTTCTGTTGATTTAGAAGAACACAAGAGAAAATACGAAAATAAATCTGTTAAAAAAACTTTATCTATTCCTGCTTGGTTAAATACCATAGCTGAAAAAGAAAATGTTAACTTTTCTCAAATACTACAAAAAGCATTAATAGATACTTTAAATGTTGACAAAACAAGAAAATAATATTATAATAGTATAAATAATATAAATAATCCTATACGGAAATGAAAAGGAAATAGTTATTACCAACAACTATTTCTTTTTTTATATTAAAAAAGCTAGACTAGAAATTAATCTAATCTAGCTCTAAATATCTATCTTATTTTTGTACAATAATCTAAACAAATATAACCACTTGGAGTTAATCCCCAGTTTCCTATTACTTTTGTAACTGTACATTTCACTCCTCTTACATATCCACCTTGATTTCTTGCACTTCTTGTTAATTCCTTTAATGGTTTAATTCTATATTTTGTACTTGGTCCTGTCCTTACATTTAATTTACTACAATTAACCTTATATGTACCTGTTGTATATTTTTGAATTGTTGCATTTTTTGCAGCTGCTGTATATCTGCTTGTATAAACTAATGAAATCCAACCTTTATCTGTTTTTCCCCAGCCATTACTTTCTGCTAATATTGTTACTATAAAATTTTTAGTATAACCACCAACTCTATTATAATTCACACTTGCTCCAGCTCTTATATTTAAACCACCATTTGCTATAATTTTAACTTGGTAATTTATACTAGACACTGTAGATGAATTATCATTTATTATAACAGGCGTAGTTGTGTTTTCTTTTATCTGTATTCTATCATTTTTAAAGCAGAAGAATTTTTGGTAATTTGCATATTCTCTAAAATTATCTATTGACACATATACTGTATTTCCGCTTACTGTTGCCAATCCCCTTCTACTTGAAACTTCAAATTTTCCATTATACAAATATGGATCATATATTTTTATGTAATTGCCTTCTATTCCTGTTAGAACTATAAAATGTCCACCATATGTAAATAATCCCTGATTACAACTTGCTATTATATAATTGTTATCTTTTAATTTTGAAATCACATCATCTAATTTATAGCATTCACTATAACCTATATCAAATACATCTGCTGTCCATTTAAATGCACTCCAATATGTACCTTGATTTGCACTTCTATAACCATATTTTACATATAAGTCTGCCATTTTAGCTGGAGTTATTGTTCCTTTTATACTTGACACAACCATTGCTGCACTTGTAGGTCCACAACCACTTGTGCCTATTGTTTGTGTGCTATCTCCTACACTAGAATACATTTTACTTTTCCATCTATTATCTATTTGTGAGAAATATGTTAGTCCAGCATAATCTTCTAATTGTATATATGGTGTTTTTTCTGCACCTTCATATGCAACTTGTCCTTGCTCTTTAAATGCTTCATTTTCTGTTGTTTCTTGTACTTCTAGTATTTGTTCATCTTCTGCAGTTAAACTTAATATTTCTGTTGTACTTTCATTTGTTGCAATGTCTACTATTGTATCTGTCATTTTTTCTACTACATCTTTTTGTAATTCTTTGTCATCGCTAAAAGCAAATACAACAAACAATATAATGCACATTAATATTGATGATACTATTATTTTAAATTTTTTCATTATCTTCCCCTCCTATACAAATTTACTTAATCCTAAGATAAACGCTATTGCTGTTAATATAATTCCAACAAAAAAAGAAACTACTTTGCTTTTTATTTGCTTTTTAGTTTCTTCATATTCTTTTGCTGGTTTTTCTTCAATTATTTTTAGGCGTTCATTCATTTTGTTTTGGTCTTCTCTCATTGCCTTCATTTCTGTTGCTATTTCTCGCACACTTAGCGTTAAATCATATATGTTTTCAACTTTATTTTCAATACTATCTAATCTTTTAGAATTTGATTTTGAACGTTGCTCATTTTCTACTAATCTTTCAACAACTTCTGTCTCTTGCATTTTCTTCCTCCTTTCGAGAAATTTACATTTTTAGTTTAATGGAATTTCTACTTGTCCAGTTAACCAAAGTGAATTTCCATTAATGATACGAACATTTATAACATTGTTAGTAATTATTTGTAAAAAACCATATGATGTTGCTGTTCCAAAAACTGCTGCTCTTATAAAGTTCTTTTCTTTTAAAAGAGTTTTTAAATCATAACCTGTAATACTAGGTAACGTGCCTATAACTACTTCCCCGTCTGATGTAGTAAAATTTCCTGAAGATTTGCTTACTGAAATTCTAACAAATAATACTCCATTTTTTATTCTTGCTTGTATGCCATTCCCATATTGAAATCCACTATTAGAAGAAAGTGTAATACCACTATTTAACGTCCCATTAATCCACCCAGAATCTTCGCTTTCCAACAAATATTGTTTTGTTTTATCATTTCTTATTTTTCCATCTATTCCAACTTCCAATCTTCCCATTAATGTTTCTGTTCCACTTTCTTCTACTTGCGTTGTTTCTAATGCAAGGCAACCGTTTGCTCCAACTCCCAACTTTGCACCATATGTTGTGTTTCCGATTTTCCTTCTTTTTTTAATACCATCAAATTCATTTAAATTGTTTATTGTAAGAGCTCCTGTCATTGTATCTCCTGTTTTATCAACTTTTTTCCCCATTGACCTTTTAAGTGTTAGCATTATACTCCCCCCTTACTACTAATGTTAAAATATCTCCTGTTTCTAACTGCCAATCTGTTGTTGTCTTTATTTTATTGCTTATACTATCTGCATCTCCTATTTCTCTATAATGTCCATCTGTTCCAGCATCATCACTACTTAATGCTAGTCTTTCGGTGTCTAAGTATACATCTAATACTTCTTGTCCAACTTGATAATAACAAGGTAATGTTACTTCTGCTCCTGCATTTATATTAGATGTTATTTTTAGTTGGTAAATGTGTTGTGTTATACTTATTATTTTATTTCTTACTTCTGTATCATCATATGTTGCACCAGGTTCACCCTTTTCCCCTTGTATTCCTTGTTCTCCTTTTTCACCTTGCTCTCCTCTAGGTAATATCAAATTTAAAATTTGATTTGGAGCTTCTCCTGTTATAGTCGCAGATGCTTCATCGCCTTCCTCAACTATACCTATCTGCAAACAATTTGCTGGCCCAGTTTCTCCTTTTTCCCCAACATCGCCTTTAATTAGTGGAATATTCGATACTCCATCTATATGAATAACTTCAATTTCATTGGTAGACAAATCAGTAATCTGATTAACTTCTTGCTCTACATTATCAAGATCATTAATTTCTATAGACATTATTCATCCCTCCTATGAGTTATCTCTTCAGTTAATGTTATAGTTCCAAATCCAAGTGTTTTAACATAATCACCTGATTTCAACTCTATATCGTATTGATAAGTTCCGTATGGCATATCAGATGTATCTTCCGAATTTAATGTAAAATAAAAATACCCATTACTATATTCAATATTATCTGGGTATTTTTTATGTATAATTGATTTTAAACTATTTGCACTAGATTTTACAGTAAAATAAATATTATCTTCTGGAGATGGTTCAATTTCTTTACCTAATCCATTTTTTAGTTGAAACTTTAAAACTTGTGTATCTCCTCTTGTAAATTCTAAATCCATGTTATTCCTCCTTCTATTTTAAAAATCCATAAACATTTATCATAGCTCTTACATAACCAGTTCTTGCAGCTCTATTTTTGTCATAATCATCCCATTCAATGTTTTCAGTTGGAACAGCATCAGAAGTTCTTAATTGGAATAATGTTCCCTGACCTGATGTTAAAAAATTTCCAATATTATTACTTATATATGTATTTAATTTTCCTTCTTCACCTGTACAATTAATTGCATTGGTATTATTGGTTATCAATCTATAATCATAATTTTCAGATGCGATTTCCACATTAAATGGTGTTACATTTCCAGTTAATAACTTTTCGTAAAATAAATTGACATTTCTTGAGTAACCCACTTGTTTATCTTTTTTATAACTATAATTAATTGGGTGTAATTGTAGTACCAAGTATGCACTTGTTACTACAAAATTAGAAGGAATAAATACTCCTATATTTATATATTTATAAGTTGATTGGCTAGGAGTAAATATGCTATAGCCTATTTCTTTCCAATCCATAGAAGAAAATGATAAATTTGATAAAACTCCTCCATTACCTATTATTGTTGTTCCATCATGCAATTCAATACCTTCTTTTCCTATGTTTACAACTTCTTGCCCATTAGCTGATAAAACTTGGAGAGAACCATTTGTATTGTTCTCTCCCCCTAATTTTAAAGTTCCACCTTTAATTCTATTGGCACTTAGCGTACCTGCAGTTATAAAATCAGCATTTATAATTCCATTTAAACTAATAATTGTTTGATACTCTCCATTTATTCCATTATTAGAAATATCTAATGCATTTTTCCCAATTCTTAATACAGTTTTTGCCTCTTCTAAAACATTTGTATCAGCAATATACATGATACCATCTTTCTTAACAACATAACCACTGTTTTGTTCGATAATTTCTTTTACAATTTTCTGTATATTTTCCCACATTGAATCTAATTTATACTTTTTTATTAATTGCTCTATAGTTTGAGGCAACATACCATCTTGCCTACTTGTCTTTGTTGGTTTTATACTAAATTCCATCAATTTCCTCCAAATAAAAACACCTATGTTTTACATAAGCGCTTTTTTATAAATTTTTTTATTAAAACAGTTCTATATTTCCATTGTAAAAAATTACAAGGCATAAAAATATTAATATATAGTTTGTAATAATCACATAATTATCGAAATAGCAAGTAGAATTTGAATCTTCATTTCCTATTATTTTATATAAAATAGCCATGATTAACATTGAAGCAACAGTCCATATTGCAGTAAGTGGTATTGCAAATAATAATCTTCCTATTATATCTTCTAAAAATACTGTCATAAAAAAAACCTCCTATAATTAAATTATATCATCTATATATTGGTTATTTTGTCGAAATTTGTCATGATATATTTTATTTTACATATTTTGTTATTGGAATCCTAGAATATGTTTGTATATATCCATCTTTATTTATTTTAAAACCGATATTTTTTAATAAACTTGTCTTATCTTCTATTGATAATTTTTGTTTATTTATAAAATTAACGACATCATTGTCATAATCACTTATTTCTTCTATCCTGCATATTATTTTTTTATAATCATCCGATAATTTTGATTCTGATATATTATTAAGATAATTATAAACTTTTTTACTTTTAGATCCCTTTATGCTTTCGCCATCCTCATCTTTATCACTAACAAAATCCTGAGATTTATATTTTAAATATTCTGTTATAGGAAAATCTATCTTTTCTAAATCTAAATATTTTTTATCTCTTGAATTAATTGCTGTTTTATATATTATTGATTTCGTAGTATCACTATAATCAGCATTAGCCAATATCTCTTCTTTCTCTTTGTCTTTAGATATCCCCTCAGTTTTGGCAATATAACTTAAATAATCGCTTTGCTCTCCACCATGTTTTTTTAAATCTTCTAAGGTATTATATAAAGTTGAAGTTTTAACTTCCTTATTAACACTCTTAGCATAATTAACTTTATTTTTTTCTTTAACATATGTATATATATTTTCTATTGCTTTTTGTTTTTGATTATCTGTTAATTTTTGATATTGTTTTGTTGAAATTAAGTTGTTAATTAAATTATATGAATTTTTTCCATAATCAGTTTTATATTTAGAATATTCTTCACTTGTCATCCTGTATGTTGTTCCATCTATTTTAAATGTTTTGTCTATTGAGCTAACTGGTAGAATAGACTTTTCACCGTTCTTGCTATATAAATTGTTTATCTCATTATCCACCTTATCTTTGGTTACCTCTTTAACTGTTGATGGATTTATAAAATTATTTAATGCTCTTATCGGTAAATTTTCTTCTTGCTTTTGTTTATTTCCCCATATATCTGTTTTTACTGGTAACGTCTTCCTTAACCCTGGAATTTTTGATGTTATTTGTAATTTGGTTTGATCAATTGCTTTAGATATCAGTCCTGTTTTAGTTGACGTTGTACTTCTTTCATATTCATCAGAAGTTTTTGCAATTTGTCCAATTAAAGTTGGTACGAACTGATTTACATATGATTTTACAGCATTTGTTCCCATTGCTGAAAGTTTATCTTCATTGTAACTACTTAATGCACTAGTTAGGCCACTAATCATTGACATCTCGCTCATTGGTGACATAGATTTTGACATTGCATTGGACCAATTTTCTAGAGATTTTAATATTTGATTTATTTTTTTATTATCGTCACTACTAACATTATTTTTCTCTTCAGTACCTGATTTCTGAATTGAATATGCCTCAGCTCCCGTAAATAATGGTATTCCAACTGGTGCTAACCAGTCTAAAGAGTATGTCTTTCCTGCAATCTCTATTGAATATGCCTGACTACCCGTTGCTTCATCATAATTTTCTTTTTTATCATCGTCTCCACCAGAAGCTTTTAACATTCCTGCATCTGCTAATGCATAACCTAAAACTGCAATACCAGTTCCCGTCAACCCTTTTGAAAGATTATCTATATATTTATTTATATTTATATCACCTTTTCTAAGTTTTGCTGTATCATAAGTTAATGTCTTTAATAACCCCGCCGGATTGTATTCCATTCCAGCTTTTGCAACATTCATCGGTGTTTTTACAAATGGTAAAACTGCATCAGTTACCCCTTTAGTCAATTTATTTTTTCCTGAGAATTGATTTATTGCTGATGCTATTGAATTAGCTTGGTGAAACGTTGCTTCTTTTGCTTGTTCTATTGCATAATTACGAGCTTTGCTTAATTGCTTGTCAGTTATATTATCTACATCTATTTTATTAGATGTAATATAATCTGCTAAAGCTTTTTTGTATGACGACTTTAACCCTAAACCATCTTCAGCTTCTAATAAGTTATCATTTAAATTAAACAACTTTCCTAATGTTTTTTCAAATATATCATGTTTAAATGTTTTTCTTGAGTTCTGCAGCCTTGATTGAGGATTATATTTGTTTTCGTTAAGTTCTAACCTTGATTGAACATCTATATTTTTAAAATCTTCTTTTACAAACTCCTTTGTTTTTTTATTTGCAAATGCAATAGTTTTTGTTCTTTCCATTTCAGGGTTAAACTTATTAACTATACCTTCTATTCCACCAGCTAACTTATCTTTTATTCTTTGAGTTTTCCCCATTGCAACATTTCCAACCATATTTCTTATATGTGTTCTTGGGTTTGCCAACATAGAAAAATATCTCCAACTATCTATCTTTTCAATAGTCGATTTTGGTACTTGTTCTCCTAATTCTTCATAGACACTATCTATATTTTTATACATTGTTTCTTTATCTTTTGAACTAGTTATTTTCTCAATCATTTCTGGGTTTAGATCAAATAAATCGACTTTATCTGTTATATCTTTTCCCAGTTTATTGATAACTTTAATATTTCCTTCGCTATCTTTTGTTATAGTTCCACCTTTTTTCTTTGCTAACTCATTATTCATTTTATCTACTGAACGTTGTATCCATGTTGCTTGTCCTTCTGGTGTTTGATGATTTAACATTGATAAAGCTTGTACTGTTTTACCAGCATTTGTTCCAGCCATAGCTGTTGCCTGTATTGCTTCTTGTAAATTTGTTTTATCTCCAACTTTAGAATAATATTGTATTAGTCTTTCTCCTACTGCTATATCTACAGCTTCTATTTTACCTCCAGTTGTAGCTCTATTCATTAATGATTTTAGTTCTGCTTCAGGGCTAGAATTGTTTATTCTAGCATCTGCTTGAACTAATTGTGATTTATTAGTTTCAGGTACATAAGTATCTGTTCCCATTAGTTCTTTTGCTATAGATTTAGCTTCTTTTGTTGTATTACTACTTTCTATTATGCTTTTATAATGTTTTCTTATTTTTCCTTCTGGTCTTTCTATTTCATTCCAATTAATACTCTCTCCTTGAGTATTAATATTTTCTTTAATTGGAAGATTCAATTCCGTTTTTGTACTTTCTTTAGTTGGCAAATTATATTCTTTTAAATTCTGACCTGTTCCTTGCTTTTGGTAGTTATTTTCTACAAATTGTCTCCAAACATTATTATTTTTTATAGAAAAAGAACCTGAATTATTTTCAGATTCTACATTGTTTTTCTCTATTCCTCCCAATACCAATCCGTTATTTTCACTAGCATTTGATGAATTTTTCTTTTTATTGCTTTCATTAAATTCATTTGATACCTCCTCATTGCTAATATTACTTAAATAATTATACAATCCTATTTTCATTTTTTCAAGTATACTTGTATTAACATTTGCGGATTTTGGCATGATATTACTTAGATCTTTTCCATTATATTTTTCTTCAATCATTCTTTTAGATGTATCTCTAGCTTCTATCTCCCCAGGATTATTTTTATATTTTTCTTTTCCAAATTTTATAGAAGTTCCTCCTGCAAACCCTTCTATCTTCTGAATCGCATGTTGTATCTCATGAATTAATGTGCCTTCTGCATTTGATATATCATTAAATCTATTAATATCTATAGTTAATTCATCTGTAAATCTATTGTATCTTCCATTTAGTCTACCATTATTTTTTGTATTATTAGAGTTCATATCTTCAATTTTTACTTTGTAGTCTCGTAATTGAGGGTACATTTCAAACAAAGTATTATGAATAAGAATATCTTTTAACTTAAATTCTTGACCAACTTTATAATTTTGATTTGCTATTTTCATATCTTTATCAGAAAAATTAAATTTCATTTTTCCTGTAACTTTGTCTTTATACCAACCTGTTTCTTTATAGATTTTTTCATTACTTTCTTTATTTTTTGCCATTTGTTTTGCTTTATTATAACTGTTATATGCTTCTTGGCTTAATTGTGGTTCTTTTATATTTTTTAATGCTTCCTTACCAGCAACAGAATATTTTAAATTGCTATCATATTTACTAAATTCTTGATTATAAGCTGTTTCAAATTTATTTCTTATATCAGTCCAAAATATTTTTTCATTTTTACCACCAGTAAATTTATTTAATTTATCAATTACCCAATTATATATTTTCTTTGCAACAGATTTATTTTGATTAACAAGTCTATTTACATATTCTTGATTTCCAAGTTCTCTCTGCAAAATGCTCATAGTTGCCTCTTCATCAACTATTTTATTAAAATTTTCATCTGATATTTGTATATTATCATTTTCATATGCCTGTTTATATGTATTCTCTAATGACTTTCTTGCATTCTCCCAGTTTTCTTTTTTGCTAGCATCTTTCAATATCATATTTTGTACTTCATTCAAATCTAAATCATGTCCTAACTCATGTATTGCAAGTTCTTGAACCCTTGTGTTAGTATCTTGTGTTTTAGGATTAAAAACTACTTCTCTATCTGCTACATTTCCCTGTTCATCATATATTGGCTTCCATACAGAAAAAGCATCATCATTGTTTTTAAAAGTATTTTCATCAAAATATGCATTAATACCTCTTCTATCAAACATCTGCTTTATTTCTTTCAAATCTTCATTTTTATAATCTATATTATATTGTTTTGCACTTTCGTCAAAATTTTTCATTTTTGCTATTTTAGTATTATTGTTTTCTACAATATCCGATTTTTGAATATTTTGATTTTGAGTTGATATAATTTGTTTCCCCTGAGTTTTAGATTGATTCTGGATTGCATTTTGTTGCATATTTTGATTATTACTTATTACATTTTGTGTTTGATTTGATATGTTGGTATTAATATTGTCTACCACTGTTTCTGTATGATAATTTTTGTATTTATTTGTTTGTTGAATTACACTATCTTGAATCATTTTTTCAACATCTAATTCTTTAGATGCATCTTTTATTGCCAATTTTATTTCTGTATTTGACGGTGTTTTTCCATTATTTATCTTTTCTACAACAGCTGCACATGATTGTATTCCCATATTACCACCACCAACTATAGCGCCAACTAATCCTCCATTAATTCCCGATTGCAACATTCTTTGACCCATATTATTCCAATCAGATTTTTCTTTTCCTCCTATTGCTCCAGCAACAGTTTCTTGTATTGGTTCCATTATTGCTTCTTGTATAGCATTATCAGCAATTCCTATTCCATAATCTTTCAAAACTTGTTTAATTGACGTTTTAGCAAGTTGCTCTGTACCTTTTTTTGCCGCTTCTTTTCCTGTTCCTTTTATAATACTATTAATTGCTGTACCTGCTTTTTTAAAGTTACCAACTGTTACTTCTTCAGTTATACCTTCCATAATTCCCATCATAGTCCCATAGGAAAACGCTTGTTCATCTGTCATACCTCTTTCTTTGGCATCATCTATATAACTTCCCCCTGATGATGCTGTAAAATAAGTTGCTCCTAAAACTGGATTCACACTACTTGCAACCATTCCAGGTATCATATTTCCTATTGACGGTGCAAGTTCTGCTAATTTTTTAGAAACTGAATTTCCTTGATTTTCTATATTTTTTTGTATTTTTTCTTGGTCTTTATTAATTGATGATTGCAATTTTTTATCCATATTAAATCCAAGCTTGTCTTTTACTTCTTCATTAATATTTTTTAATTTTTTCAACTGTTCCTCTGTTAAATAATTAGGCAAATCAGTTAATTTTATTTCATTTCCGTCTTTATAATATCTTGCTCCTCCGTTTATATTCTCTCCAAATTTAGTTAAATATTTAAGAGATTGTTTCGTTCCTGATGTAGCTCCTAGCCATGTATTTTCTACAGTTCTTCCTGTATCATTTTCAAAATTTCCTATGTTGTTTTTTACTATTCCAACGCTTCGTTCTGCATTTTCTTGTATTTGATTCCATATATTATTTCTCTCATTAAAATTATTCGAAGTTATTGAATTACTCATATTTTCTTTAGAATTTATAATTTTAGAATAATTATCATTAAAATTTGCCTTTGCATTAGATATGAAATCTTCTACATTCTGTTGTACTTTTATTGCATCTTGTTCTTTTTCTTTATCGTTTCTTCCAGCTATATCTTCTATAATCTCCCAAATTTTTTTAAGCATATACTATCACCATCTTCCCATTAAACTATTAAGTATTTTCATGCTACCTATACCAATCTCACTACCTACATCAGCTGCATTTTTTAATATTCGTTGTAGCCTTGGATCAGTTTCTTCTGTTATATTACTATCAGATACCTTTAGTCCACCTGTGCTCTTGGTTGACTTTTTACTACTTTTAGAACTACTAGCCGAACTAGATTTTTTTTTTGACAATTCATATTGCTTTTGCCATTGATTATCAGAAACAGCAGCTCTCTCTTTTTGATAATCAAAATTCTTTTGCCATTGACTATCAGAAATAGCATCTCTTTGTTTTTGATAGTCAAAAGATTTTTGTTTCCATTGATTTTCGATTTCATTTTGCCTTGCCTGTTGGTCAAAGGTTTTTTGCCATTGATTATCAGAAACTCTATCTCTTTCTTGTTGATATAAATATTGTTCTCTATTTTGTCTTAACTCATAATTTTGTGTTAATAATTGAGCTTTTTGTTTGTATAAATCTAATGCTGCTTGTGCTTGTTGTACACTTCCATTTTTCCTTGCTTGTTGAACTTTAAAATCATAATCACTTTTTAAATCTCTGGCATTGTTTAAAGTTTCTGTTACATTTTTCTGATAAGTGTTATATAACGCTGTTTGGGTTGTTTCTGCATAACCACTATGAGCCAAACCTTGTTGTGCTAATTGTTCTGCATTGGCTCCATATTGGTTTGCTTGTTTTTGCCAATTTGAATACAGTCCTTTTGTTGTTTTTATCGTATCTTGTTCAATTTTATCTTTTTCTCGATTTAATTCATCAACTTGCATTTGAGTTTGTTGATTTATTAACTCATTCTGTTTTCTTTCTTGTTCATTTATTAAATTATTCTGTTGATTAGTTAATCTATCAATATCTTCATATCCAGTAGCCATATATACTCCTTTCTAACTTGTTCTTTTCCACATATAACATGTAATATATGGTTGCAAGTTATTGTGTGCTCCATTTCCTCCTGTATTATTCATATTACTCGCTGTAGATCTATATCCGGTACTATTTTCAAAATGTGTTCCCCAACCATAATCCATTTGTCCTGTATCAACCATTGCAAATTTTCTTGGATTTCCAAAATCATGATTATGAGAAGGCATCTCTGCTGTTGTTAACTTGTGTGTTTTTTCTCCACCAGTCTTTTCAACTGTTTTAAAATCGTTGTCTGATGCGTTTACTCCTACAGGTACTCTTCCTGTTCCCCATGCTACCCATGTTCCTCCAAAAAAAGAACTTGGATTTGTATTTTTTACACTTAAATAAATTGAACCCACTGGATACATTAATTTCCCTACTGTCTTAATATCTGAATTAAATGCTGTATTTAATACTCTATGTTTTATCTTTCCTTCACTTAATACAAGCACCCATGTATCATTTTCATTATTGGTATTTACATCCCATGTAAAACCATTGATTTTTCCTGTCAAGTTTTGTACAGCTAAATTTCCTGTTATAGTTCCACCAGTTTTGTCTAACTTTTTATTAAATAATTTATCTAACTCATCTGTTAACACTTCATTTATATATTCTTTTATTTTTATTGAACTTTCATCAAATTTCTTTTTTAATTCTGCAGTTTCTAATGTAGGACTGTCTGGTAAATTTTCTATAGTATTTAAATTTTCTTCTAATTTCGTTAACGCCATATTTCCCTCCTATTTTTTTATATATCCACCAACAAAAGCTTCTATTGTTGAACTAAATATTCCAAATGGTTTGTCTTTTTCATCACTATAAAATTTAAGCGATAATTCATTTAATTTTTTTTCTTTTATTTTATATAAAACATAAGATTTATCTGTTGTAATAAAACTAAAGTTTCTAAAATCTAAACTTTCAAATGAAAATCCATTGGCCGATTTTCTTGTTGTGTATTTATATTCACTTGATTTGTCTGTTCTTCTGGCAATTTTTATAAGCCCATTAGGTATTGTTTTTATTTTAGCTAAACCACCACGTTTATTTGTGGTTTTTAATTGATTATTATAACCAAAATTGTCCATTGGAGTAGTCCAATATGAAATAATTGTTTTTCCATTATCATTAGTACCTTCTAAAATAAAAATAGAACCATTATCGGTTCCAATATATAATTTATCATTATATTCCTTTAATAATGTAGGATTTATGTCTGTAAAATCCCAATAAAACCATTCATACCCAAAACTATCTAAATTAGCATACTTTTGTCTACTATCAGCTAAATATATCTTACCATTAACAAGAATCAATAAATAGCCTTGATATTCTGTCATCATAGCATCTTTATAATTATTCTCATTTGTCATTTTTACATCTACCATAAAACTTCTGTGTGCTATAGCCTGTTTGCTATCTATTTTCTCTGTTGATATTCCTTCTAATCCATATCTGCTCAAATAAACAATATCATCTTGAAAATTAGTACTATCCACATAACATCCAACACTAACATTTCCTTGCTTAGTTGGATATATCTTTCCGTGTTCTAAATCCAATGTCGGTTCATGATAAAAAACATTTGCATTATTTTGATCTAAATTCTTAAAAATCCATAACACATTATTTCCAACAGTCATTCCTGTTATTGAAGAATCACTTGAACCATCTTCATAGTAACTCAAGTCACTTATATAAGCTGGATTGTTTAACTCAGAATGAAATACCGCATTTGGAAAATCTGGATTACCCGTAAAAAACATTCTATTATCAAATAACAATGCCTTAGTGCATTTATTTATTCTATCTTCATATCCACTTATGGTTTTAGAAAATGTAATAAAAACATTATCTTCGCCACTTAAATTTGGTTTAGATGGTGCTGTATTAAAAGTCACTTTCCCATTTACCCTGTCTACCGTAAAATTTGAATTTTCTGTCTGCTTTTTGTTATCTACAGTTACAGTTACCGTTGTACTATCTATATTTTGTGCATCTAAATAAAATATCTTTGATGTACCATCTCCAACAAAACTATTTATTCTTTTAGGTTGTAACAAATTAACATCTTGTAAGGTTTCTCCACCTCCCATATTACCCGCTGTTCTACTAATTGTAGTACGTGGTATAAATGCTTCATCTTTTACTTTCTTTAATATTGTACCATCATACACAAGATAATTTTTTCCGTCATTTATATATAATTTTGAATCAAGCTTGTTATACTTGCTTCTTTTATTATTCATATCTGCATATAATTGTTTCAATGTTTCTGAGGTCGGTTCACTTGGGAAATTACTCCATTCATATAATACAGTACCTGAATGTATTAAAGCTTTCGTTAAACTAAATATATAAATACCATTAATTCTATTACCTATTTGTGCTATTTTTCTATAACCTGGCCTAGTTTCTATGCAAGTACCTTGAGCATCTCGATAATTCTTCCATACGTTCAAAGCATCAGGACTTCTTGTTATAGAAACCAATGTTGGTTCATTTAAAAAATCTACTCCTGAAAAATCAGCATAAGTTCTTTTTATTCCTGTGGCCATCTGTTTTCCTCCTAAATATCATATTCTGGTTCATTTAATACAACTGTAGGTATATTTTTTCTAGTATCTAACAATTGTAGTTTTCTTTGATATTCTGTTGCAAAGGCTGTATAATCAGCACTTGGATCAGTTTTTAATATATCATCAGCCACTTTATATGGTAATAATGCTTGTGCATCATTATCTAATTCTAAATAAAAATCATCCATTGTTTCTTCATTTATGTCCTGTGGATATTTATAATATTCTAATATCGTTGAACCAGGAATATTGTCATTTAAATATATTTTTTTATTTATTGTATAGTATTCTGCAGTTATTGGCTTATTGTTTTTATCTAATGCATACACATTTTTTATTTGGTATAAATCAGCCGGAAGACTATATGCAGTATATTTGTCTTTTTTGTTTTCATCTGGTATTTCATTATATAATTTTGTGGCTATTATCTTTTTAGTCATTGCTAATTCTTGATATGCCAATTGATATAAAAATGGTAATCTTAATGCTATATCGTCATCTTCTGTTTTTTTTACTAAATCAGGTGCATATTCTTCTATTAATGCCAAAGTTAATTTTTTATTTTCACCATATGTCATTCATTTTCCCTCCAAGTTTGACAGATTCGAACTGTCTATTGTCCTTTTCAACTTGATAAAAAGAGGGGAAATCCCCTCCTTAATTATGGTAATTCTACTGCTTGTATTGTAATATCAGCACTTTCGCCTTTTATTATTACTTCTCCCTTATTTTCTCCTGATACATTTACAAATTTACCAGATTCAATAACTATTCCATATGTTTTTCCTGCTGGTATGGATATTTCTAAATCTTCTACTCCTTGCAAAGAATTGCCTTTTATTATAGTTGCTTTTTTAGCAGCACTTGCATTTCCGTTTGTAATCATAAGTAATATTCTACCATCTGATTGATTTGTGTAATCAACGCTTGCCCCTTCAGTAGCATCTACAGCTACAGCGCTTATCATCTCTTTAGCTTCATTTCTTATTAATTCTGTATTAGTTATTTTAGCTATTGCCATATTCTATCACTCCAATCTTATTTTTAATATTTTATTTTTGGTGGCATCTTAATACTGCACACTCTTTTGGTCTTACCATTTTTCCACCATATGTATTTAATCCTTTTACTGCTTCGGCAAAACCTTTTTCTGGTTCATATGGTTTTAATTTGTCAATACCATTGCAATAAGCAAATGCTTTTGATGTTTTAACTATTATATAGTCATCTGTTCCATCATTATATGCATTATTTGTCATTTTTACTTTGGCATTATTGTATAAACCTAAAACTCCTTGTGCTATTAATTCATCGTTATTTGTTTTTAATTCTATTAATTTATTTTGGAACAAACTATAAAACCAAGGTGTTAAGTACATAGTAACCTTGTCTTTTGTACTTACTCCTTGGTTCCATAATTTAACAAATAATTTATCAATAGCTGCTTTAGCTTCTTCAGCTGTTGAAATTTCTGTTGATTCTGTTTTATAACCTGCATTTTTTGCCATTTGTGTTGCACAGAATATATCTTCTTGCTCTGCCATTCCTCTTGTAGTTTCTTCTTGTAATGCTTCCATTACTCCATCCATTGATTGAGCTTTATCTATATCATCAATTCCATAATTAAAATAATCAAATTGATCAATATCTAAATATGTTGAAGCATCTGGTATTTTTTCAGCTGGGTCTATATCTTTATTAGGAATATATTTTTTAATAGTTGGTCTTCCAACATTTAATATTTTTACTCTTTTCCCTTGTCCCGCATCTCCTTCAAATTTAAAATCACAATCTTGTTTAAATACTGTAAATTTTGGTAATTCATGTTGTATGTATTTTGACCATACAACTGGTTTAAAATTTGCATAACTCATTTTATATCTCTCCTTTACTTTTTTATTTGCCCCATTTTTTCATTGAAGCCATAACATTTTTAAATATTGTAGGGTTGTCCAAATCTTTAGAAGTTAGTTTATCAACTTCTTCAGATGTATAATATTTTTTTACTTTTGATTCTCCTACCGTTGATTTAACACTACCTGTACTAGCAGGTTTTTCTACTTCTTTATGGTTTAATTTTGCATATAAATCATAAATATCAGTAATAGAAGTATCTGAATTAAATTTCTTAGAAAACTCTTTAAATTCTTTGTCTTCTAATATTTTTTCATCAACTCCCTTGTCTTTTAGTTCTTTTAATTTCAACTCACTAGATAAGTAACTACCTAATTTCATAAATTCCGCTTCTTCTCTTTTACTTATTTTTTTACTTTGTTTTAAAGAAGCTAATTCATTTGCTCTACTTTGAATTTCATCAAATTCAGCAGAACCAATTAAATCTTGAGCATCTAATTCCCCTAATCTTTCAGAATCTCTATTATTAAATTTTGATTCATATTTAGGAATATCTACTCCTTGTTCTTTATAGAAACTATTGACTTTTTCAAGAATATCTTCATCATCACTAGCACCTAATCCAGCACGAATAGTATTTTCGAGTTGCTTATATCTTTCAATTTCTTTATCTTTTTCTGCTAATTGCCTTTTGGCTTTTCTTTCAACCCTTCCTACTCTTGATTTGACTGCATTGTCAATATCTTCTTGTGTTAACTGCCTTTCTTCTTGAGTTTCTTGTTCTTCTTGAGTTGTTTCAGTTTCAACAACCTCATTATCAATATTTTCTACATCCATATTTTCATCATTTGGCATATGTAACCTCCCATTTAAAGTCCGTCGACTATTAATTCCTAAAAGCTTTTTTCCCGTCTTCATCAGTTTTGGACAATAAAAAAAGAGCTTATTGCGCTCTAATTAACTTGATTATTTAATTGCTGATTATTAAGCATGTCTGCTTCTTCAGGAGTTATTCCTGCTTGCTGTTGATTTTGTATTTCTTGCTGCGTCATTACTTGTTCTATTGCTCCATTTAATGCATTACCTTGTTTCTCTATATCTGTAATTACCTTATTTTTCTCTTCTCTTGTTTTTAATATTTCTTTTAGTTTTGATTTTGGCATTGTAGAATCTTCTGGCAAAGCATTAACATATTCTTCAAATGTTATTTGTCCTGCACTTAATAAATTCTCAAGAGAAACTTCCATAGCATATTTGTCAAATGCAGACTTTGGAGTAATATCAATTTTTAAATCTAGTTCTAATTTATTTAATTCCTCATAATCTAAAATATATTGTGTATCATATGTAGTATCATTAGCATAATCTTTTTCTTCTTTGGTCAGTTTAATTCCGTCTACACTATAAGCTTTTAACATTTCAAACCATATTCTTGCAATATCTTCTATAAATGTTTTATATGCTTCTACCTGAGAATTAATTGGCTGTTGACTTGCTTGCTGAACTGCTAATATAGCTTTCCCACTTGTTTGTGTTGGATCTATATTTCCAGTTACATTATCTCCTGCTCCAGCTAAATTTTGTGTATCATCAATTAACTCTTTTTGTAAATTATATGCATCTGTACTCATCTGAGCGGGTTTTAAGTAATTGACAACCTTATTTACATCATCAGCATTTAATTCATTTAATTCTATTGTTGTTCCCACACTATTTAAAGCTTTTGTATTTTTTATATATTTGGTATTTGCTACCAATTTCGGAAATGCACCCAATTTCACTGCCAAAGCCCTTCTTGTAGCAGTCTTATTTATTTCTATTTGATTTGGTATTAAATATTCAACTTCTCCCTGTCCTCTGCTGCTTCCTTTTACTCTTATCCAATTATAATGTGCTACAGGATAAAGCTTTATTTTTAGATTACTATCATTCATTACATTTGCTAATCTAGTACATTTTTTAGCCCATATTGTTCCATCTTTTTTATATAATTTTAATAATACTAAACACATTGGACTTATTTCATCTACTCTTTTATCTTTTCCTGCTTGCTCGTGGTATTCCTCATCAGGTATAATCTTTTCAAGTTCTTCGTCACTCATTCCATTTTTCTTTGCTTCCTCTTTTACTTCGTCGACTGTTCTTCTAAAGGAAATAATTATATATGGTTGTGTTTGAATATTATCATCATTTTCATTGCCATAATATATATTCGTCTTGTCCACTTGTTCTGGTACTATATTATCATTATCTTCATAAAAATAAACAATTCCTTCTGAGTCAATACATGCATCATCAACACAATTTCTAACAATTTTGTCAACTTGATTCTTTTCCCAAGTTCTATTTGCAAATCTGTTTAAACTATCGCATAAATCCTGTAATTTTTTTCTTTCCGTATCATTCTCATAGGTATCAGAATTAAAATAAATTTGATATGAATTTGTTTTTACTACTCCCACTTTATATTTAACAATGGATTGTATTATATTTAATGTAATAGGCTGTATTCCACCTAATTTTGCATTTTCCCATTGATTTCCCAAATAGAACTTGAAGTTCTTGTCAGTTTTATTGTACAAATCTTGTCTATAATTATAGTCAACTCCTTTTTGATATTCATTCCATACATCTGTTACTATATTTTCTCTTTTCATAAATTAAATCTCCTCCTGACTTGTTGGAGTTCCATCATAATTATCTAGATTCCTTAATGCTTTGCTTAATTTTTCTTCTTCTTTTTTCTTTTCATTTTCTTCTTTTGCTATTTTTATTGAATGCTTTATTTTTTCAGGCACCGAAGGTATTTCCTCTGTTTTTCCTATCTTAAAACCAAAATAAAAGCCTGTTATTAAACAGACTATTGATAATATTGTATATATTAAATTAATCATTTTTCTTACTCCTCTTTTTTGTTTTCTTTTTAATAGTAATTTTCTTTTCTTCTTCTCTTTGCCTTATTTTTTCTCTTAATACATTTTTTTTCATAGTTTCCCTCCTAAAATACTTCTATTTTACTTCCATAATCGCTTTTAATATTATCTTCATCTATTCCAAATTCTTTATCTATAAAAGCTTTTATTTCTTCGTTCTGTGATATTATTTTTTTCATTGTCTGTTGTGGTCTTACATAATAAGCTATAGCCAAAGCCATAACTAAGTCATCATGATAGCCATCTTCCGCTTCTGCTCTGCCATTCCTGTTTACTATAAATGTTAGCATTTCTCTTAATGTATCTTTATCATTAATTTTTCCAACTTCGTCTTTTACAATCTCTTGTAAATTTGCTAATATTAATGGCCTTGTTATTGATGTTGTCTTAAATCCAAATGCCTTTTCGTGTTTACTTATGTATGTATCTTCTTTTTTTCTAACATACATATTAGGATAATTTAACTCTATTAATTTTTGTATTGGGTATGTACTGAAGTTACATTCGGGTCCAAGCAATGCTTTATTATAAAACATACCTAGACAATATATTTGTTTAACATATTCTATTTCATCATATTGCTGTTTTAATACCGCAACTTGTTCTCCTGTAATATTGTTGATTACATGTGCTGTAAAATAATCTGATCCTTCTCCAGCTGTATCTCCACCAATTACGTATGGAACATTGTTTTCAGGGTATTTATATATCTTTATGCTTCCTTTTTCTTCTTCTTTGAATTTTCTACCTCTTATTCTTATTCCATCATAGAAACAAGAAAAAGAACCCTGTATAATTGGGTTCTTGCCTCTTAATTCATTTATTCTATTTATTATATTCTGTTTATTAAAATAACATTTACCAGTTGATAAAAACGCTTCTTCAGGACTTATTGGGTATTCTTGTTTAAACTTATCTACATCTCCTCCACAGTTGTTTTTTATACACCATCTTCTCCATTCCAATTGTTCTAAAGAAACATTGTATAACCTTTGTAGTTCTATTTCTTCTTTCGTTAATTGGAAACCAGTGTATTCCATTTTATATTCTTCTAATTCATTCCAGCCAACAAATAGTGGATAAAAATCGTTTTCTCCAGCTACTGCCTTATCCCATAGTTCTTTAAAATAATCATAACCATTTGCTGTAGACTCAATTATTATCATTGAATCAGGAGTATTAGGAACTGCTTGAAATAATCCTAATAATGTATTTTCTTTATTCCCTTCCCAGAATGCCAACTCTGATAGATGTAATGCCGTAAATGTATCTGAACGTCCTATGCCCTTTCCTCCTGCTGTCATACATTTTATTTTACTATCTAAGCCTGTTCCATGGTCATTATTAAAAACTAATTCTTTAGCATTAGACTTTTTCTGTTCTGGCTTAATTGCGTCAGGTAGATTCTCTAGCATTCTTTTGCTCATATTAAATAAGTTTGATGTACTATCTTCTTTATGTGCTACTATACCTGCATTATAATTATGCTTTGTAACAACATTTTTAAATATAATTGACTCTGTTTCTGTACTAAGTCCCATTTGTCTAGATTTTAATATTATAATCCTAATAGGTTTCTTTTTTTCATGTAATTTTTTTATAACATTATAATATTTCATTTGAGGCTCATTTAACTTTAAAGGAATTATGTTATTGTTTTTGTCTCTTATTTTTATGTAATTTTCAATATACTCTTTTGTATTAATACTCATTGCCTTCAACTCTTTTTATATATTCTTCATACGAAGTATCTACATTTATATTCTCTTGTTTATCTTTCCATCCAAAGTTATTCTTTAAATTAAAAATTATTCCTGTTGTTCCACTGTCTGTTATTAAGTGTTTTTCTAAATAATTTTCTACTCTTAACTTTGCTTTTTTTATTGTGTCGGAAAATTCTTCTTTCTTAGCATATTCACACAACGTATCTCTACAAATATCAAGAGCTATACACAGCCCAGTTATTGTATATGGTTCATTTTTATTATCACACTCTTTAAAGTATTTATCTATTTTTTCTTGTAGTTCTTTTCCCCCTGTTATTTTATTTGGTCTTCCTCTTGGCATTTGTTTTCACATCCTTTCTTGGTCTATATCTAAAACAATAGTCATAACGCTTGCATTCATTGCATCTTCTTTGCATACAATTTGCATAGTTAATTTTCTCGCTCATAATACACACACTTTGTACATATTACATCTCCATTTTGAAAAACTCTTATTTCACAATCGTTCTTTGTTTTATTTTTACATCTTGAGCAGTGTTCTTCTGTGTATTTTTTTATTCTTTCTTGATTAGTCATATGTACACCTTCTTTTATTTTAAAATAATTTATCTATTATCCAACTAATTAACCCTATAATCGGTATTGCTAAAATTGCTAATAAACCAGCTATTGCAAACAATACTAAAAATCCAGCAAATAAAATTGCTGGGCTTAATATAATTATTAATAATATTGTAATTATTGTTGCCATTCTTTTCCTCTTTTCTTTTATTTATAAAACACTATGTAACGATATAAATGTAGCTCAGCTCTACATATGCTCCTAAGTTTTTCTTTTAAGCAGGCGGAACATAAACCGTAATTTAATACGTTAAACCAGATTTCTGATTGTTTTATATATCGCTACATACTATTTTACAAATATTAATTAGAACTCGCTAGGAAAGTTCAGTAAAAGTTTATATAAAAAAATAACTTGAAAGGAGGTCTGCCATATCAAATAAACATAACAAACTTTATATTATCAGTTACCTAGCATACTGGTAATAAAATAATAAAAAGAATAGACATTTAAAACATCTATTCTTCTCAACTTAAATAAAAATTATCAGGGGCTTTATTTTTAATTTTTGTTGCATTGGGTTTGATATTTCTATCTGCAACTTTTTATAATTTTTCTATTATAATTATATAATATTAGAAACGAAATTTTAAATACAATTTATGCGAAATTTTAGCGAAATTTTAACGAATTTTATGTATTTAATACCTCTAACATGTCCTTTAAAGCTACATCTCTTATATTTTGTAATTGTTTTATTGACAAATACTTTGGAAATTCATTTTCATACTCTTTTGCAACTCTTTTCCAATCTCCTTTTTCACTGTCTATATAAAATTTATTAATTACAAAACGTTGTTTTTCACTAAGTATAGTTAATAAATTTTTAACTCTTACTATTTTTTTATTTAATATATTTTCTTCTGCTTCACATTCTATAATTTTTGAATTTATATACTGTCTATCAAATTTATTTATATGGTTTAATTCATTTTTATAATTAGCAACTGTATTTGATACCTTATCAGATATTTTATTTGTATTACTATGTATACTATCATATGCTTGTCCAGCTACTTGCATATTTTCTATTATTTCATTTTCTGTATCTTCATATACTGTTCCTGCATAACATAATTGCTCTTGATATCCTTCCTTTTTTAATTGCACTTCTGTTAATTTTGCCTCATTTTTTTTATGATTTCTTAGCATTATTTCAACATCCTCTTTTATGTATTTACTCATTAGTGTACCTCCTAATTTTTGATTTTTAACTTTACACCCATAAATTTATTTAATGGTTGTCTATCTTTGTCTAATACTTCTACTATATTTACTTGTCGTTGTGCTTCTATTGCCAATTCATCATATTCATTTTGAGTTATTTCTATTTCTTCTGGCATTTTCCCCGTCAATAAAATTATAGAATTTATCTTTTTTTCTAATTTTCGTGCTATTGTCATTAGTCTTTCATCTCTCTTTCAAATATTTATATATTACTCTTTCAACATAAGCTAATGCTTCATAATTACTTATGTATCTTCCATCATATCTGTGTCTTACACTTGATCTTATTACTTTTATTTCTTGATTGTATTGTCTTTTATACATTGTTGCTAATTTGTTTTTACTTAGTCCTTGTTTCCACTTTGTTATTATCTCTTTATCTTGCATACTACACCTCTTTAGATGTAGTATGCTCTTTTAATTATTATAATATTTCATATAATCTTCTATAAAATCATCTAACTTGTTTGAATATAATCCTTCTCGTTTTAATTCTCTCTTAAAATTACTTATGTTTTTAATCATTTTTCTTTCTTTGTTGTTTTGTATTTCTATAATCATGTCTTCTGTTTCTGCTAAATACTCATTTACTGTTTCAAAATCCCAGCTTATACTTCTTAAATTTTCGTTTATTTCTTTTAATCTTTTATTTATGTCTTCCATTATTTCACCTCTTTTGCTCTATTTTCAAAATATTCTTTAACCCACTTTTTATCATGAATTGGTGTTGTTAATTGTTCAGCCATTAAATCTATTTGTTTGTCTTCTTCTTTTAGCATAGATAAAACTGTTTCTATTGCCGTATTTAATTCTAAAGACTTATAAATCCTTCCTATTTTCCAGCCGTCACATCTATTGTCTATTTCTAATTTATCTCTTTGTATTTCATTATCTTTAAAACATTTTAATATTTCTATTGCTTGTTCTTTTGTCATATGTTAGTCCTCCTCGTAATAATATAAAATATCATTTTCCATTTTATATGTTTTTTTAGTATGTATATCAACATAGTATATTATCTCATTTTTGTAATCATCTTTAACAGGTTCTATTGTAATTGTTCCATTCATGCTCATATTCCAAGCAATGCTTATTGATGCAAATAGTGCTCCTACAAAAAAACCTAACGTAAATACACCTAATTTATCCATCCTAATTCCTCTACTTTCTTATTTATTGCTTGTAGTTCTTTTGAGTTTAATATAGGATTTAATTTCAATGACATTGTTCTAATCTCTTGTGGTCTTTTATCTGCTCCTATTTCTATTCTTTCGCCTACTACATGAAATCTAATATATAAAGTATACAACTCTCCTCTTATTGTTTCTGATTGCTTATATTCAATAACTCTACAATCTTGTGTAGTCCATTCGTTTACTTCTGGTTTTTCTTCTTCTGGATGATTATCATATTTTTCATATCCTAATTTTTCAAACATCTCATCAGCACTCATTTTATTTACCCTCCTTCAACACTTTTACTTTTTTATTCAGCTGTTTTACTGCTTGTAATAATATTTCGTTTTCTTTCGATACTTTTAAAATGGCATCTACTAATCTACTATTATTTTCATTAATTACTTTTAAGATATATTTTTCATTTCCTTTAAATAAATCACACTGTCCTAATATTTCTTGCAATATTTCTAATTCTTTGTGTTCTATACTATCTATGTCTATATCTACTTCATCTTCTATTAGTTCAAAATCTAGATCCATTATGTTGAAAGCTATATCTTTTAATACAAATTCAATTGTACAATTTTTATATCCCAGACTAGTTGTGCTGACTTTTTGTTCTAGATTTAATTTTCCTTCTGATACTGCTTTCATTAATTCATATCCTTTATATATCATTTTATTTACCTCTTTTCATTTTTTTATTTAAGAACTTTCTTTGATATTCTCTTACATTGTTTTGTCTTTGTTTTTCTTTATTTCTATTTTTTATGAATCCATTATCATTTCTATTCATTTTATTTTCTCCCTTCTAGTAGTTCTTGACACATTTCTATTCTTCCTAATCTTTTACCATATTCCAATGTTTTTCCATTTCTTCTGCCACCAAGTATTATATGTTCATTTGTTTCTATTTCTTTTTTCATCTTGTTTTTTATTTTTTGAATTGGAATGCAATATTTTTCGTTTATCCATTTTTCATTTTTGTATGATATATATTCATTGCTTTTTTCTGATTTATCTAATATTTTTTGTAAAGCAATCCAGTCACAATCAACATCAAATTCTAACTCATTTTCGTTTTTTCTTGTGTTATTTTTTAATTCTTCATTCTCTTTTTGTAGTTTTGCTATATGTTCTTCATATTTTTCCATTTGTTTTTTTATTATATAATATTGCTGATTTTCTACTATACTTGCAATAGCACTCGTTTTTATTTTTTTACCATCTTCATATCCTTGCATATATCCTAATGCTTCATTTTGTGCTAATGCTATCATTCTATAATTATTAATTTTCTCTTGCTTTAGCTCTTCATTCTCTTTTAATACTCTTTTATAATCTGATAAAATATGCTGTTCACATCTGTTTCTTTCTAACATACATTCTTCTTTTTCATATCTGCCACATATATAACATTGATTAGTAGAACATAATTTTAATCTTTCTATATCTTCTTTTATTCTATTTTCTTTCACTTAATCAGCTCCCTAATTCTCTTATTTAATATCTTGCTTTCTCTTATCATGTCTTGTTCTATTTCACTTTCTATATATTTTTTAGTATCCCAGTTATCTTCTTCTACTAATTGCATTTTTTCTAAACTATCTAATATATCAATTAACCATTCTTCTGTTACCGTTCTATCTTTTAGCTTTAATGCATACACTTGTCTTTGAATATTCCATAACATGTATCTTTTTCCTATAACTTTTAATGCTTCATCATTTTCTTTCACTTAAAACACCTTCTAAACTATTCGTTTTCTTAGATACTCAAAATATTTTTTTATTGGCTTAAACCATGTTAAATAAACAAATTGTTGTTCATAAAAAATATCGTTTAATTTATCAAATATAGAATAAATTATCTCTATTATAATTTTTAAAATATAATATGGAACATTTAAAATTAATTCTATGATACATAATAATTTCCAAAACATATAGTTAAGTAATCCTATTTTATTTATTTTTTCTTTCATTATGTATCACTCCTCTTTAATCCTAAATCTTCGTATGCTTCATCTATCTCTTTGTAATTAATTAAATCTTGTTCTAAATTGTAAAAAATATTGTCCACATATTTACAATCATCTTGCAAATTAAACACTTCGGTAATCATATTTCGCATATTCCATGTGCAAATTCCATCTTCCCAAAATTCATTTTCTAATATAATCAAATCTTCGCCAACTTTGTTTCCAAATTCCAATATTATTTTTTCTAACAGTTCTCTGTTATTTATTTTTGGATTTTTCATTAATTCATCAACAAATTCTTTATAATTTAATTTATATAAATCTACATTTATACTCATATCTTATTTACTCCTCTCATCTTCCTTATAGTGAAATGCTATTGCTTTTCCTTTTAATACTTCTATTGCACTTTTAATTCTAAATTTTAAACTATCTTTTCCAACTGGTTTTGCTATATACCACATATTCCCTATTTTAACTTGTGTGTTATAATCAATTTTATCTATTAATCTGCTCATATCTTATTTACTCCTCTCTTCTAATGCTTCTATAAAATCTTTTTGATATTCACATTCTTCACATTTTTTATCACAAATAGTGTATGTTTCTGGAGCAAGTGGACAGATTATATATCCTTGCTCTTCTGCTAAAGCATCTCTTAGCCATTGTTCCATATCTTATTTACTCCTTTACCTCATACTTTTTATTTTTAAAATAAATATTCATATCTTTTATAAAAATATCGTATAAATGTTGCTTTGTTTTATTACTTAAATCTATATCATCTAATTCTGCTATAAATTCAGCAAAAGCATCTACAAATACATCTTTTTTGTCATCTTTTATTCCTTCTTCACATAAATCATGAAACATTTTACTATCTACTTTTAACATATCTATTCTCCTCCTACTTTTATATATGGCAATCTACTATAATTAAGTATTTATCTTGATTTTCTGGTTTATTAATTGTTTCTGTAAATTTTTCTAAGAATAGTTGCTCACTATCTTTTGTACTATCATTCATAGCCCACCAGCCCATTTTCCCTTTTTCATGCCAACCTGTTTCATCTAATAATGCCCAACAAGAAAATGTGCTTTGCACCTTTGCATAATTTTCTTTTGTTTTATATCTTTCTATGTAATATTCCTTTTTATATAGCTCGAATTTAATATTTTCTTTTTCTTCTTCAGTTATTGGTTCTTGTCCTTCTACATAAGTTTCCCAAAATCTAATTGCTTTGTTGTATGTATTTTGAAACTCAATAGCTTTTTTAAAATCTATGTCTTTTATTCTTGCACCATCTACCCATTTATATCCTTTTGGAGTTTCTTTTTTTAAATTTCTTCCTTGGTTTATTAAATCTTCTAAACTAGTTTCTGATATTACATCTTCATTATTTTCTTTAGTTAACAATAAATTTCTCCATCTTCCGCCTACTGAATACCAATCCCATTTTGAATTAGGATTATATGTACTTAATTCATTTCCGTTCTTCATCATATTGTTCATATTCATCTATTTCAGTTTGGTATAATTCTTCATCTGTTTTGGCATTTATATATTTCAATTCCCAATCACTTAATTTTTTTCCTTCTTTTTGTTCTTTTAAAAAATCTTCTTTCCATTTTCTTGCTTTTTTAATTATTTCTTTTTTTGTTCTCTCTATATATGGTTCTACTTCTAACCCTTCATCATAAGGTGCTAACATTTCTTCTAATTTTTCTTTTTTTGCAGTTATAACTGCTACTGTAAAATGACTCATTTATTTTTCTCCTCCTACTTTATAGCAATTAGCCTCAAACTGTTCTTTTGTTAGTATTGTTTTTATTTCATCATTCTCACATGTATCATCTGGTATTAAATGCGTTTCATCAACAAATATTAATTTTGGATAATCTGGAAACCCTTCAAACATAGCAATATGTTTTACTTCTCTTCCGTTTACATAGTCTCCAACTTCTATTAAGTCTATTAGTTGTTTGCTATGTTTTACTATTTTATCTATTTGAAATGATACTGGAAGATTATATTTATTATTCATATTTACATGTATTGTTTCATTTACTATTCTTGATACTTTTCCTATTCCAATACAATTTCTGTTATCTATATTAATTCTCACATATTCATTTTCTTCTATCATCTCTTACCTCCTTACATAAGTGCTTCAAATGTAACTTGTCCATCTTCCATAATTCCATTTAAAATATCTTCACTTATCATTTTTTCTTTTGCTTGATTATAAAAGTCTTTTTTTATTTCAAAACCATAACCATTTCTTTTTGTTTCTGCACACGCTCTTAATGTACTCGCACTTCCTGCTACTGGGTCTATTACTACATCACCTTGGTCTGTAAATATCTCTATCAATCGTTTTAGTAAGCTTATTGGTTTCTGTGTTGGGTGTATTTTAGGGTATTGCTTTGAGCTATCTCTTTTCCACTCAAACCAGTTAAATATCATATGTTTTTGGCCATCTAAACCAATGTTATTAAATTTAGGTAATTTGTCTCTATAAAGAACTACTGCATATTCTGTTGCTCCAACAATTTTCATATTTGCTTTTAATACTGATGCAGAATAATTCTTAATGAATACTAAAGGGTAACTTTTCATTAAACCATGTTTCTTTGCTTCATCTATTACCATTTGCATTTGTTCAAAAGCACAGAATACTATCATGGCTGGTGCCTTTCCTTTTTCCTTTGGCTCTTTTATTAAATATCTTGTGCAAAAATCAAAGAAATTGTTTATTCTAAAATCTTTATCAGTATCAAAAAATGCTTTATTGGCCTTGTCACTTTCTCCATTTTTGTTGTCTCCATCTATGTACCAACTTGGATTACTTGCATATGCATTATTTCCAAGATTATACGGTATGTCTGCTATAATTAGTTGTGCATGTGGTATTCCATAACGCTTAGCATTTTCAAAGTGGTCATTGTATAATTCTATCTTACATTTTTTATTCATTTCTTATGTCCCTTTCATTTAATTATTCTTAGTTCCAAATCTGGATAAACCTTCTCAAATATTTTATGTTTTAATTTGAATACATCTGTCTGCATTCCTTTAACATCTTCTACTATTGTTTTTCCGTTTTCTATGTATTGGAAGTCTGCTACATATTCGATTTTTCTAAATACTCTACCATTCTTTTTAAAACTATCTTGTAATAAAAATCTTGGTTGTAGTTCCAAATTGCTTATTTCTCCTGCTCTTAATAGTAACTTTAACTCTTTATATCTTTGACTTTCTCTTATACTGTCAAATTCTTCTCCGTCTACCACTACTTTTTTATTTTTATATTTGTTCACTTTTCTTTAGCTCCTCTCTTAACTTTTCTTGCCAATTTTCTATTCCTGCTACAAAACTTTTACATCTCATTGCTGGTTTATAATCTTCGTTTTCTTGTTTGCTACAACCTAGACAGTAATAACATAGTGTATTCTTTTTTATTTGTTTCATAGACTAGTCCTCTGGCATTTCAAAAACTGCTGTTTCCTGTAATACATTAGTATATCCATCACATTCAGCTGTTCTATAATTTCTATAAGATTTTATTATTTCTTGTAATACTTCTTTTGCTCTTTCTTCTGTATCGTAAATACCTATAGTACAAATTCTTTTTTCTGTTATCACTTTAACTTCATAATCTTTTTCTCCGTCACCATTTGAAAGATGTGCTTCAATTTGCATACCTAATGTGTTGTTAAAATTAGTTATTACTTTTTTATCTTGACTTACTATTATCATAACTACCTCCTAAATTTTCTAATAAATTCTCTATAAATTTTAAATATTCTAATGTTTCTATTGATATTTGAGTTTCACTTTGATTACTTGGTATGAAAATTTTCAAACTATCTATTCTGTCTTTTGTTATTTCTAAGGCTTTTTCTATATTCATTCTACCCTCCTAATCAATTCTTGGTATATGTTGATAATTTAAAGCTTCAAAACCTGCTTGTGTTCTCTCATAAACTGCTACTGTTTTTCCTGTATAATCACATTTCTTTTTGCCTATTGCTTTTACATAGCCCATCTTTTCTAATTCCGTTAATCTCGGTGCTGTGTAATTTCTCTCTGTACTTGGTGTAAAACCTAAATATGCCCCAAAAAACACCAAAAGCGGTCAATAGGCTACGTGTCTTGTTTCTGCTGTAATCATTTGTTTATCACTTCCTCTACTTAAATCTTTTATCTATACTCATTAAATCTATAAATAATTTATCTTGTTCTTCACCTGTTAATAAAGAATACTCTTTACTATTTTTACAATCTGATATTATTGAAAATTTTTTTCTTGCATTTTCTGCTTTGATTTGCTCGCTATATTTATTAAATAAATATAAATAAATATTATTATCATTATTGTTTGTGTCCCTAGTATGTCCCAAGTCTGCCCCGAACTATGTCCACAAGTATGTCCTTTTTTTCTAACATAGGTTGATATTTGCTGTAATTTACAATACTTACAAGAGTTTTTCTTGTGTCCCTAACTTGTACTATCATAGTGTCCTGCTCTAGTTGGTTTAAATAATCACTTACTTTATGTCTTGACCATCTCCACCTTTCTGCTAATTGTTTTATTGATGTTAAAGTTTGTCCTCTTTCTATTTCAATAAAACCATTTTCAAAAGGTATTTTTTTGCTCTTATGATTAACTGATAATAATAAATCAATCCAAGCACTTCGTTTATCGAAAGGCTCTTTATCTTTCCAAATCCAACTATTTTTAATTTGTCTATAAATTCTTATCCAGCCTTCCATATCTTCTCCTTTCGTATAATAAAGGGCTAGTTTACTGTCTAGCCCCTGTTGTCTTATAAATAACTTTTTCCTATTAATTTTATAAATTCTTCTCTTGTATGATTTTTT